AATGGTAAACGTGTGCTTGCTGATTTAGTTGTATCTTGTCTGACAACTGGACGGGTACGATTTCCTAACGATGAAAAAGATTCTATTGTTTCAATCCCTGATTGGATAGGAATGGTCAAGTGGATTTATGAGCGTGTTGACGGTAAACCAGTTCAACCAGTAGAAGGATCAGGAGATGACGGGGAATTTGTAATTCGGGTAACGCTAAAGGATAGCGATGAATAATCATCCTGGTATTTATGCAATTGTAAATAAGATTAATGGTCATCGATATGTTGGGTCTGCTGTAAATATAGCGGCAAGATGGAGAATACATACCTATCATTTACGAAAAAACAATCATCACAGTAAACATCTTCAGGCTGCTTGGAATAAGTATGGAAAAGAACAATTTGACTTTATTGTGCTAGAAAAAGTTGTTGATATAGACGAACTAATAAATATAGAGCAAAAATATTTAGACAAAGACTTTCCAGAATATAACACAAATACTGTAGCTGGTAGTGTGTTAGGTTTTAGATTTTCTCCTGAAACAATAAAGCAATTGTCAGAAACCCATACAGGATTTAGACACACAGAAGAATCAAAAAAGAAAATGTCAGAAATCTGGAGCGGTAAACCAAGAGGAAAATATTCAGAAGAACGAGTAAAGAAAATATCAGAAAGTCATAAAGGAAAAAAGCCAAACCAAAATCAATTAGTTGCCCTCGACATTGGCAGACGTAGAAGTCCAACCGAAGAAGAACGTAAAAGAATAAGTGATAGTCAAAAAGGATATAAACCAACGGAAGAAACAATAGAAAAATTAAAAGCAGCATGGGTAATCAGAAAGGCTAGGAAAACTAATGTTGCTTGATGTTCAAATAGACACCTCTGTTTTTAATGATGTATATGTTCCATATTTAGAAGATATGTCGCGTACTCAGATCTTTTTTGGTGGAGCTGGTAGCGGTAAAAGTTGGTTTGTATTTCAAAGAGCAATTATAGACCTGATGCAAGGTGAAAGAAATTATTTGATTTGTAGACAGATTGCTAGAACAATTAGGACGTCTGTATTTGCTCAAGTGTGTAGAACTATTTATGAATGGAGAGTAGAAAAATTATTCAATATAAACAAAAGTGATTTTCTAATAACTTGTACTAATGGTTATCAAATAGCGTTTATAGGTCTAGATGATCCAGAAAAAATAAAATCTATTGTTCCTGCAAAAGGATCATGGACTGACATAGTTATTGAAGAAGCAACAGAATGTGATAAGAATGCGGTAAAACAATTATTCAAGCGTCAACGTGGTGGTAATGAAAATATACCAAAACGAATGACAATGATGTTTAATCCAGTACTTATGAGTCATTGGATATATCAGGAATATTTTTCATCGATTGAATGGGGTGATGATCAAATTGAATATCATGGCGATGGAATAAGTATATTACGAACTTGGTACATTCATAATAAATTTCTTACTCAGGGCGATGTTTTTGACTTAGTAAACGAATCTGATAAATATTACTCAGATGTTTTTACTTATGCGAGATGGGGCATACTTGGAAACGTTATATTCACGAATTACAGCGTACAGGACTTATCCGACATGACAGACCAGTTTGTCAATCTGCGTTGCGGCGGTGACTTCGGGTTTAGTAGCGACCCGGCGGCATTGGTGAAATCGCACTATGACAGGAAGAAAAAGACAATCTATATTTACGGTGAATTATACGAACGAGGACTTACCAATGATATACTTGCAGAAGAAGTGAAAACATTGTTCGGGCGGGAAATATCAACGTTTGATAGCAGCGAACCGAAATCCATCGAAGAACTAAAGCGGTTAGGGTGTAACGTGCTATCAGCAAAAAAGGGGAAGGATTCAGTGATACATGGGATTCAATGGCTACAACAGCAACAAATTATTATAGATAAAAAGTGTATCAATTCGATCAACGAGTTTCAACAATACAAGTGGAAAGAAGATAAAGATGGGAATGCAATTAGACAACCAGTGGATAAAAACAATCACATTATTGACGCGCTACGATACGCCTATGAAAATGATAGCCTTGAAAATTATGTGACAATAATACAAGATCCATTCTCGGGATGGTGAGGTGCTTATGGCAAATTTTATAACGAACGGAATTAACAACTTATTCAACATGATCGCAATGGGGATCGCTGATAACATCTCCCAACGTATCAACTCAAGCGCACCAGAGATAGACGAAGCGATAAACTATCGACGCGGTGAGCAACCAAAGCCGCTCAAGGTCAAGACAGGGCAGCACGACGATAACGTGACCATCAACCTATCCGGTATCGTTGTTGATAAGACAGTCAGCGCGATGTTGGGTGATTCTGTCAAGTTTGATTTACCTGGTGACGAAAACAGCCCGGAGCAGGACTACATCAATAATGTCATGACAGCCAACCGGAGCGAAATATTCCTGTATAACGCCTGTGTTGCGGCAGCGGATGGTGGCACCGGGTTTATCAAGATCATGCCTGACATGATAGAGTACAAAGGCAAGATGTATCCGCGTCTGGACGTTATCAATCCGGCGTATGTGACCATGTTTACCATGCCACATGATGCAACGATGGTATGGAAGTATGTCATCCAGTATAACTTCTGGGACGTCAACGACAAAGAAGCATTGCGGCGCGAAGTCACAGAACATGACGCTGACACAGGTAAATGGATTATCATGACCTACGAATATTCCGAGGCGACGGCGTGGAAGTTTGCACCGATTGACGAGCCTGTTGTGTGGGATTGGGATTTTGCACCGATTGTACACTGGCAGAACCTACCGAACCCGTACGGGGCAGAGGGTGAACCAGACCTTACCAAAGACGTAAGGATTGTACAGGACAAGTTCAACGAGGTTGCATCGAATAACGCGAAGATCATACGCATTTACACGCACCCCATGAGATTTGGCAAGGGTTTGGCTGGAATAACAAAGATTGAAGTTGGCCCAAATGATATGCCACTATTGCCAGAAACAGCATCTATTGAACAATTAGCGGCTCTTGGCGACCTTCCCGGATCGTTGGCGTATCAGCAATTCTTGAAGCGCGAACTATTCAACATTACCAGAACGGTTGACATCGAGAGCGTACAGGACAAGATTGGCTCGTTGACCAACTTCGGGCTAAAGGTGTTATATCAGGACATGTTAGCGAAGATCAAAACCAAGCGGCAATTGTTCGGCGACGCGTTGCTTGAGCTGGTACATAGATTATTAGCGCTCAACGGAATGAAAGCGGATGAACCCGGCGTAATTATTTGGGATGATGTGCTACCTGTCAACCAAAAAGAGGAAATCGAAGCGTTGAAGATGGAAATCGAACTGGGAACAGTCAGCGTGGAAACAGCCGCGACGGAATTAGGGCGTGTGTATAAGACGGATGACAACAAGGGTGAGTTTGACAAGATTCAGGAAGAAAAACGGTTAGAGCAAACGAACAGGGTAAATCTTGGTTCGTTCTTATTAGACAATTTTGAAGCGAGGTAACTATGGCAAAAATGATTCAATTTGGTGGTGAAGTAATACGGGCAATGGAATTAGCGAACGGTGGATTATTACTCGTGACGGGTTCCGATTTTCAAGTTAAGTCTGTGTCATTCGGTACAGCTGGATCAGAGACAGGCGAGCTTGATTGTGGCGAAGGAATGCGATTAGTTGGCTACACTCTTGACGCGGCATTAGTCACGACTTCGTTTACCTACAAAGTAGGACACACAGCCGGAACAAGACAGGCATTATATAAAGACGATGCGGCTTTGTCTGATACTGTTGCGGCAAGTAAGAATGTCAGCGTGGATGTGGCTGCCTTTTATCCGTGGCGATACGTCTCCTTCGTGGCTGGCACCGTGCAAAATGGTACAGTCAGTACAGTCGGCGCAATTTTAGCTAGTATCTAAATGCTACCTGAAGAATTAGCCAAACGACTTGAGAAAATACGCAACTCGTTGGACCAGGTCCAGCGTGCGGCGTTGCTTCGTGTTGTCAACTCGTATAAGTCAACCACCAGGTATCTTGACAGTGACATTGATTTACTTATCAAGGAATTATCTGGAGGACAGTTATCCGTTGCGGACGTCAAGAAGCTCAAAGCGTACAACCGCCTGATTG